ACGCGTTGTAGCAATGCGTCTCGATCGCCTGCAGGCTTGCAAGCCCGGTTCCGGTGTTGCCCTCCGTCGCCCAAAGCGTTTTCAGGAAATCGTCTTTCCAGAGTGCGTATTCGTTGTGCCGGTCCCAATCGTCGCGGCGAAGGTTGAATAGATCATTTGCGGTTTGGAGCGTGTGTTGCACGATGATGTCTAGCGACTTGTTCATCCCCGCAAATTGAAAATTGGAAATCACCGAACTGATCGCCGTGACGGCGCCGCTGATCGCCGATATCCACCCGGCGAGCCCCGATGCCGCGGCGCCGGCGCCACCAGCCCCGCCACTAGGCGCCCCGGTTGACGGCGTGCCGGTACTCGGCGCCTTGTCGAAAACGTCGGTAGCCTTTGAGCCAATTTCTTTGAGCGAATCGAGCACGCCGCCGAGCCCGTTGCCGCTGAGTAGGTCTTTAATGGCGCCGCCGATAAAATCGCCGATCGCTTTTGCGGCCGGCTCGATAAACGAGCTTGTCACGGCTTGCCCGAGCGATTTTAAGAGCGCTTTCCCTTTTTCGCCCCATGACATATCGCCGTCCCAAAGCGCCTTGCTGATATCTTGCGCGAAATTGGTTATCACGGTCGATATCGACTTAGCCATGCCGTCGAAAGCGCCTTTTACGTCCGGCGCCTTCGATTCGACCGACGTTTTCAAGTCGGCCATCTGTTTATCCATGAGCGCCGGTATTTCCGTACCGTTGGCGATCATCTTTTGCCGTTGCGCTTCCAACAATTTCAAGAGCGCCGAGTCTTTTTCCCACTGCGTCGCGGCCGGCGCCGCGATCACCTTGTCATAAGCGGCTTGCGCGTCGGCCGCGAGTTGCGAAAACTTCGCCGCCGACGTGATGCCGAGAGCTTCGAGCCCTTGATTCATGGACGCAATCGAGCCGACGGCCGGATCCATCGCGAGCTTGACCTGGCCGAGCTTTTCGAGCACCTTCGGCAAGCCGTTGGTTCCGTTAAGATTGTCGAACTGCGTAATCAAAAAGCCCGTTTCGGCGTTGACTTTTTGAATCGCCGGCGCCATACCGTCGCCGAATTCTCGCGTTACATCGTGCCCCGACAGGCGAGCCGCGGCGATATCGGTTGCCAGTTTTTTGTGTGCGGCGCTGAGTTGCTGCGCCATCGCGGTAACGATTTCGCCCTTGTCACTGAGCGGTTTAAACTCGGCCGCGCACGCTTTTGCTTCTTTCGCCGCCGCTTTCGTCGCCGCGGCGCTTTCCGTTGTGCCCTTCGTCACGCCCTCATGGCTCGTCTTGAGCTTGTCGAGCGTGCCGGCGAGCTCGGTATGGGCGCCGGCCGCACTCTTCGCTTCCTCTTTTGCCTTTTTCTGCGCCGCCGCCTGATCGTCGGTTGCCTTTTGCAGTTGCCGGCTGTGCTCGGCCAAATCCTTCGCTTGTTGGCCGTAGTTCTGTAGTTCCGTTGCCGCCGATTTGAGAGCTTGCCCAACGGCCGACGACGCCGGCACGAGTTTTGCAAGCCAGTTGACGAAATCCGAAATCTTTTGCACAACCAGCGCAAGCGCGTCCTGGATAACCGCCATAATGGCGTTCCAGTTCTGATACACCCATACGCCGAGCGCCACCAGTGCGGCGATCGCCGCGGCGATCGCGACGGCCCAACCGGCAAACGCCACAACGGAAACGCCGATCACGCCGGCCGCGGCCGTGATAACCGGCATGAGCGCGCCGATCGCGATTGCCAACTGACCGGCAACCAAAAGCACGGGCCCGAGCGCCGCGGCGAGCGCGACGATCGTAAGCGCGAACGCCTGCACCGGCGCCGGCAAATTGCCGAACCAATCGATAGCCGGCAAGAGAAAATCGTTTACGAGCTTGGTTCCGGCGTCCAATACTGCCACAATCAACGGCGCGAGCGATTGCCCGAGCGAAATGCCGGCCGTCTCTACCGAGCCCTTGAACTGCTCAAGCGCGCCGGCGACGCCGCTATTGAGCGTGTCCGCCATCTTTTTTGCGGCGCCCTCGCTTTTGTCGATTTCGGCCGTCATCGCGGCCCATGCCGGCCCGGAATCCTTCATCAAAGCCGCCGCCGCGGCCGATGACTCGCGGCCGAAAATCTTAAACATCTCGGTTGCGCCGGCGCCCGACTCTTTTAGCTGCAGCATGATCTGATCGAGCGGTAAGAGGTTGCCGCTCGAATCCTTAGCCGTTACCCCGAGCGCGGCGAGAGTCGTCGCGGCTTTCTTGCCCGGCGATTCGAGCGCGGCGAGCACGCCGCGCAAGCCCGTACCGGCTTCGGTCGCTTTGATACCAGAGCCGGCGAGCAAGGCAATTGCCGTCGTTGTCTGCTCTAAACTCATGCCGGCAAGATTGGCAACCGGCCCCACTAATTTCATGGATTGCGCAAGCTGCTCGGCATTGATCGAAGCGGCTCCGGCGCCAACCGCGAACACGTCGGCAACATGGCCGGCTTGCCCTGCAGCAAGCCCGAATTGCCCGAGCGTGTCGGTTGTAACCTCGGCCGCGCGCGAAACGGCGAGCTCGCCGGCCGCGGCAAGATCGAGTACCCCCGGCATAGCCGCGATGGTTTGCGCCGTCGTCAAGCCGGCCGCGGCAAGATCGCCCATACCGTCGGCCGCTTCTTTTGCCGAATACTTGGTATCGGCGCCGAGCTTCATTGCCAGTAAACGCAACCGCTCCAGATCGACGCCGGTTGCATCGCTCACGGCGACGATTTTGTTCATCGACTGTTCAAACCCGGCCGCGGCCGTCGCCGACGCCGCGGCGATCGCGACGATAGGCGCCGTGATCCCGAGCGTGAGCGAAGTACCGACACTCGAAAGCGACTCGCCGGCCGTCTTGAGCCCTTCCCACTTCGTTTTCTGATCGTCGATGATCTGGCCGACTTCCGAGCCGAATTTCTGGAATTGCTGTAACGCCTGATCGACGGCCGCTTCAATCGTGATTGAGAGTGTGCCGAGACTGAGCCCGCCGCCCATTGCGCCCATTTAGTTGTTTCCCCCCTTGCCGCGGTTGTCGATCACACGCACCCCGAGCCGTCGAATTTTCAATAGAAGTTCATCGCCGCTCGGCAATTCGCGCTCGGCCGCTTCGCGCGATCGCCGCCTGATATCGGCGCCGTTCATCATGAATTTGACCGGATCGTACTTCCGGCGTTTCGAGTTGACGGCCGCAACCATCGCGACGACGCGCGCCGTTTGCCAATCGGTTATCGACTCGCGCGCCCGTTGCGCGTCCACCAGATACGCGAGCTCGCGTAGAGTTAGCCGGCCGAATTCGGCAATACTGATTCCGGTTGCGTCTCGGCACTTTGCCCAGAGTCGCCCCCATTGCTCAATCGAGAATTGCGGCCCTTCGTCGCCGGCTTGATAGGGCGAACTGCAACCGAGCCCGCCGCGGGAAGTGCAAGCGTTACCGCGCGCGTGATGACCGGCAAGAGCTCCGGAAAGTCCACCAGGCCGAACATGCGCGTGATATCTTCGCGCGTCAACTGCGGTTGCGCGTCAATCAGTCCGGCCCATAGCACATCGCTCATCGTTTCGAGGATCGGCGCGAGCGCGGCGTACTCGCCGGCCGCGAGCATTCGCCCGTACTCCTGCAGCGAGCCGCCCATACGTCGGATATCGTGCAATAGATCGCCCTTGCATTCGCTCGCATAATGCATAAAGGCCATTGCACGATATCGGAGTATGAAGTCTTGTCCATCGAGCTTGATTGCAACCGACGGATTAACTAGGTTTTCCATAACGTCACGCCGCGAGTTTTTCCGTTTCGACGCCGGCGCCGGCAACCGTCGGTATTGGCATCGTATCTACCAACGTGATCGGCCCGACGATGCGGATTGTGGGTTGTATTTCCTGCGGATCGTCCGGATTGAGCGCGCCAAAGCTCCAATCGCGAAGGAAGCCCTTGAACGTGCCGAACGATTCGCCGGCCGTCGCCGCCGACGAATTAAACCGGATCACCCAGTCGCGCGTCTCGCCGGACGTGAACAGACCAAATAGCCCGTCGGCCGAGTCGTCTTGATCGGCAAGCTCCGGATCAAATAAGACCGTCAACTGACAATCACCAGGATCTTTGAAACCCTGCAAGTAGTCCCGGTAATCGCCGGCGTCGAGTGTCGTCACGTCCACTTCGTCGGC